AAAAATGGCTGCAAAGACAAAAATGAAAATGGTTACTAAAAATGGTAAAAAAGTTCCTGCATTTGCTGCAGATGGAAAAGGCAAAAAAGACTTAGGTAAAGCTAAAGCTATGAAAAATGGTGGAATGTCTAAGATGAAGAAAAAAGGCTACGCTAAAGGCGGAGCTAAAATGACAATGAAGAAAAAAGGTTATGCCAAAGGCGGAGCTAAGATGACAATGAAGAAAAAAGGCTACGCTAAAGGTGGAGCTATGAAAAAGAAAAAGTAGTATGGCACTAGCTAAATCTCAAAAAAGTCTTA